AAGGCGCCAGCTACACTTGTAGCAGCAAGCCTCATTAAAGGCTTAACAGGGTACTGTAACTCACGAGCCACATCTGTCCATGCTTGCGGTTCAAGAATATCAAAATTACTATTAATTGCCATTGTAATACAAAGTTAAATTATTATTATTAGTCAACTTTTGGGTCGTCAGACCTATACAATGACAACTTTTGAGTGTTGCCGTACTCTTCATATTACTCATCAGCCCACCCTACCTCTTTAGATAGGTTATACATCTCTGCTGCGAGTTTCTCAGAACTGGCGCTTGAACTTTTAATAAGTTCTCTCCACTCTGACTTTTTAGGCTTCTCAGCCTCAAATCCTGCTGAACCTGTTCTACCACCAACACCTTTTTTTGTGGGCGTAATCAAGCTCTTACTCTCAATAAATCTCTCAAAAGACTCCGATAAACTCATTCGGCTACCGTCATCTTTTAATAAAGGAACATCATCTTTAAATGCAAATAAATTGCCGTCCTGCTCCCTTACTTCATATTCAGACTCAAACAACGTCTCAATACTCTTCATGTCAAGCTTTAACTCTCCCTTATCAGAGATGTTCTTAACCGCCTCATTAAACCCATCCCTCTTTTTCTGAGAGATTTTAGTTGAACGAAGCTCATTAGCAAGTTTTTCCTTCTCTTCATTAATAGCGTTAAGTCTGTTTCTTAACTCCTCAGACTCAGAAGGCTTTTCATCACCTCCACCACCCGAAAACTTGCCTTTCAACACTTCAAATGCACTATCTAACGAATCAGCTTCAATACCTAAGCCAGATAGCTCGCTTAAAAAATCTTTACTTTGCTTACCCTTACCTTCATTGTAAGCGTTCCTAAAGAATTTGTCTTGCGACTCTTTATACTCTTGCTCAGTTTTGTAGACTTTGTAATATTCGTTATTATCGTTTTTGGGTGTTTCATCACCTGTTTTGGATTCAGGAGTATCCAATGACTCTTCTTGCTCTGCCATAACCTTACGTTAATTATTGTTTAATCTAATGATTCTTCATTGTCACTTTCAATACTAAAACCGTTTTCTTCCGAATTTTTTTCTGCTCCAAACCTTCCACCTGTAGATAATTTAGCCAAATCCTCTTTATTGACTATATCTTTTAGCTTTGTAGGGTCTTTAGGCAGTCCGTAATCCTCAATGTAATCCATTACTTCTGTAATTATATCCTGTGGAAAACTTCTCTTTCTCATATACTCCTGAACCTGTGCCCTCTGAAGTGGTTCAAATGTCGCATTGTATTGGAATGCCTCTATAATGTCTTTGTAAATTTCCTGAGCGCTCGATAGGTCATAATGCTTACTATAAGTAACGCCAAAATCATCGTAATCCTCATCTCTTACAAACGCCATACGTTGCATTACTTCATTTTCAATATCTTCCATGTCCATAGCAGTTTGAGCAAGTAGCCCTTGCTCTTCCACGTTATCTAAAAACTTAGCGCTTCCAGACACATTACTTTTAACAATAGATTTATCACGAACCTGAGCGAGATTGAAGATAAGAGACATAAGCCTACTAAAAATAACCTCCGTCAAATGCTGTAACCCCTGCATATCAGCCTGATAAAATAGCTTATTAGGGATGTCAACCCCGTCAGGTATAATAACAGCCTTACCAATCTTTTCTTTAACTGTGTTAGGGTCGTACTCATCATCAGGGGTAATACCTGCTGCTGCCTTAACCACAGACTCCGTCATAACAGGAACTGGATGTCCAAAAAGCTCTGAACCCTGTTGCAGATCATAGAATAACTCTGACGCAGCAAGGTAAAGCCCTTTTAGTGAGTATCTTCTTGGTTTACCCAACGAGAAAGAGCTTGTAGGGTCAACTTCTCCCCTAAGAAATGTTACAGGAACATGTTCAAAAGCGTTTTCTATAACATCTGCCTTAGAAAATGTGCCGTTAACCTCTTTATATCGTACAATGTAATCATTCGTGTATGCTGTCCAGCTATATTCTTTATCTCCATCAGCGCCTCTAAACATCTGTTTGATAACAAACATAGTAAGTTGACCCTGATCTACCTTGAAATTAATAATCTCATGGGGTCTTACAATAAAATTGTACGGAACAGGCTTATTATTAGCATCTGTAATTGTGTTACCGTCTTTATCAACCATAATATCGGTAACAATAGCACCGAAGCCCAACACCTCCTTAACGTACAAACACTTATCTCTGTAGAACTCTGTAATAGAAGAGCCTTGATCGTCAAAATTTAACTCTGACCACCTCCAAAAATCAGTCGTACCATCAGGATACGCCCTGTTTACATTATTCTCATCGTAAATACGCTTCTGGCTCGATAGAAATTTAGCCTCAAGAGGAAATAACCTCATCCTATTTAGCTTCGTCTGATAATCAGCATCGCTTTCTACAGAGGACTTCTTTATAATATAAGACTTCTCTTTGAATAGGTCACCATCTATAGAGGCATACTCATCTGTCTCAGCCTCATACCACGTATTAAATATCTTGGCTCTGTTAAGAGATACATTGTAGTGAGGATGCTTAACGCCCGACTTAACAACCTTTTCCACCTCCTCAAGAGATACATTAAACTTCCCTCTCAAATCAACAATATCAGGCATAGCATTCAGTCATTATTTTTACTGATTTTATAAACATACGACTCAATATATAACAGTATTTAATGCACTTTCAATACCTAAATGTATATTTATTAAAATAATTTTGATTTTTAGTATTGAAAGTCTTATGAGTGTGTTTTATATTTAGACTGTTATTGAAGCGCTGTAGAGGTGGGTGAAAAACCCAGTACTACATAATACCTTATGAGTCAGAAACACACTTGGGGAGCGCATCCTGTAGGGGTGAGATAAGAAGTGGTTACAAGTAGCAAAGCCACATGGTACGTTGAGGTCTATTCACGGAATGGGCGCTTGAGGGGAGCCAGTGGGATGTTGTTAGGAATAAATTACATCTATTAAATAGTGCCCCTCCGATCTTGGTTGTCCTAACACTGATGCTAAGATTATCCAACCCCATATAGGGGAGCAAGCTCTACAAAGAAGATGAGCTTTTATGGATGGAACCCACTTTGCTTTAGTTAGCTTAGGTGGGATTATTCTATCCATTAAGCAAGATACAAGAAGATATACACAAAAAGCCTTATTAAGACAGAAAGCACCAAATTACATTATGAATGTGGGAGCACCACCCCCGATTTCACATTCATATATCCAATAATCTATAGCATCTGATATATGACCAATCTTTCCCGTATCAATTTTTATGCCCTCATCGTTTGTTTCAGCCCTTAAATAATCGTTTATAGCCCACTCACAACGATTATGAATCAACAAACGCCTTTCCTTAGTCCCGATGTTGTAAATGATTGTATTTACCTTGTCTACCCTCACCTTTCTTTTAGGGTTTTGCTTTTTTAGCCTTGAAGTAAATGTAATACCCTTCTTTTGAAGCTCTTCCTTTATATATTCCCAATCATTACGTCCTGTTCTACCATATTTACCAGCCTTTTGATTAGAGGTATTATCTCCATACAGATACACATGACTAATCCCCCATTTAGAAAGCCTATTCGCCACATTATTACCCTGCTCAGGAGTTAATGCGTTATCAGACACAACCTCATCAAATACAATATAGGTATTACCCATCCTTTGACCCAATGCAGCAGTCTGAGGACTTTTGTTAAAGTCCATCATTAATGAAACACGACTATCACTCACGAAATCCATCTCCGTCACATTTCCATCAGGATATTGTTCATCTGAAAAATGCTTATATGCCGTCTTACTTGGGTCAACAGATGTCGCCTCCATCTGATATCCCAACCTAAACGCTATCCAATCCGACTTTTGCTCTATAGCAAGCCTTTCCTTACTGTGATTTACTTCCCATAACGGTATTTCATATGTTTTATCAGCTTCTTTCCACATATTACTCCGCTTTATCGGGGTCAAACCCTGTTATTGCAATACATTCGGTAGCCACCGAATCGCCATCTATAAAAAACACAAATCCACCACTCTCCACTATTCCCTGAACTATTCCAAACGCAATATTCTCATCTGGGCACAAAGACTTAAAATCTAACGTCAACAATTGATATTCGCTATTTTTATAAGCAACATCTAAAGCATCACTTAATTTATTTTGGTCATTAGGGTTATCTGCCATCTCCCAATACCACCCCACTACGTCAGCCCCCACATCTTCAGCATAGCCCTGTATATCTGTTGCGATCTTATCTACCTCAGACTGTGTAACACTAACAGGGAAGCACACATACACCACCACTTTCCCCAATGAATCCCCGTACTCTTCTATACTCAATACTTCTTCATTATCATACATCATAATTTAATCCACTAAATACTCATTTACTATATATTTATCTAAATCGTTACTAACAGCTATTTTAAGCACATTAAATGTACCATCCTTACAAAACGTCATGTTTGCATCATCTTCATGGTAGGGGGTGGCTACCCCTATTGTCTTGCCATCATCATGCAACCTCTTTATCCACACGTTATTAGTTCTCTTTAATACATTTTCCCTATGAGCACTCTCTTTCCTATCTTTATCAGAACATATATCATCAAGCCACAGATAGGAAGCTCTCTGACCAGCACCCCCCGTGAGGACACCATACGCCTCTACAGAAGGATTACCCGTCCTGTTAAAGCTATCAAACACAATCTTATCACTTGAACCCGTGTCTTTATGAGAATACTTCAGGGCATCAACATCATTAATCTTACACCAATATCTGTATTCCTGACTTTCTACCATATCCCGAATCGCTGTTATCCTTTTAGATGCAAGTTTAGGGTCGGCAGATATAATAAGGTGCTCCAATTCGGGGTTCATGGTACTCAGATACACTAATAAAGCAATCGGAAACTGCTGAGATTTACCACTATTATAAGGGCATAGCAATATCATCCTTCTTTCGCCCTTATTGTGCATTCTAAACACAAACTCTTGCATCGTTAAATGCAACTCATGCTGTGTGATAGGATTACCATTTTTATCTAACAGACACGACTCCACAAAGCTATTCCTTAACTCAAGCGTATCTTCTGGCTTTGGTCTGCCTACTATCGTATATAGCGCATCATCCCATCCCATCAACCCAATCCATTACATCGCAATCTAAACTTCTCTATTGCCTTAACAAAAGAATCTTCTTCCACAGCCTCTGTTATAAAAAGTACAACCTCACCCGTAACCATATCACATCCCTCAACCCAACTATAAAAAGACTCTTTATCCAATAATCTACATTTTATAATGAGATCATCTATATTGTCTATAACCTTACTTGGCGACATAAACCCTCTCTGCTAACGCCATTATATCATCCTTCTTTATATAAACAAACACATCCTTTCTGCCACGCCTTCCTATAGCCTGATACTTTATCTTATCATACCCATGCTTTTTGTGTAGCCCATTTTCTCTCATAACCTTCCCGTTACCATGAATCTCAACCATCTTTTCCGTAAACAATCTCAATTTCTTATTGTCCACTACAATAAAATTATCCTTATCTCTAAAGGCTACCTTGTCACAACTATCTAAACTACACCACCCATTATTACCAGCTACGTTAGCAAACTCCACCAACACAAATCCATTTTTAATACAACCCCTGTAACCCTTAACATCATACGTCTTACCGTCCAACCTAACATCTATATGATTAAAATCATCAGCTCTACTACCCTTTACAGCCCCCGTAATCTTACAAAATAACTCTTCATCTTTTAGTCCTTTTTGGTACATAATTTTACTTAAGTTACTATAGCTCAAAATACTCCTTTTATTATTTTAATACCTCATAGTCAGCTTCTAACGCCTTCATATGCTTAACAAATTCCATCAGCCTTTCCTGATCTAATCCCATCTTCCTAAGAACATACATTACATTTTTCTGATATTCATCACGCATCTCAATAATGACATCTGGCTCATTATACATTTTTTGCCTAATACCCTCTAAGTCCGTCATTATCTTACTCAAATCTTTAGGGTGTATCTCATTCAAAGACTCATGATTTTCTAACAAATCAACCACCTGAAACAGCAAATGCTCTACTTTATGACCAAGTTTCCTTTTCCTCTCCTCTACAATACCTATCTGTTTGAGTAAATCCTCATATTTATACACATCCTTTAGTACATCACCACTAAGAATACCCCTCTCAGCCAACACTTCAATTGTCTTATCCTTCTTAGCCCTACCCCTAATAGCTTCTTCTGTTTTTTGCCAATTGTAAAAGGTTGCACGTGTAATCTCATATTGTTTACACACCTCAGACACATTACCTATACGCTTATAAGCATCTAATACATCAACCTTAAACTCATCACTATACCCTACTTTATTTCCCATCTCTTACCCACTTCCAATCACTCTTTTCACTATACTCATATATCATATCAACCCTCTTCATTATATGCTTAGGCATCTTATCTATCATACTTGGCGTATTAAACACCCTCTTCAAAATGTACTCTAAATGCACCAATACATCATCATCACACTCACATAAAAGATCATCTTTTTTAGTCTTTGACATATATAACTCACTAAGGGCTACGTAAAAATTTTAAATCAACAATAGAATATACATTTATAAAGTTATATAATCAAATACCCTCACATAAAAATCTTAATTAAATACGTATATACACCTTTTTGCAAAATTGGTAATATAGATTTTAAAGGGGTGGTAGCCCCCGACCAATAATAAATTTAACACATCCCCCCGTCAATTTATCTCTTAAAAAGTTAACCTAAACGATTAAAGGGTATAACCTGAAAGGGTATAACCTGAAAGGGTATAACCTGAAAGAGGGAGTGTATGTAAAGATACATTTTTTGATGGGCTTGCAAGGTTGGCTTTATTTTTGTACCCACACCCACAAGCAAAGCAACTTAAATATATTAGTTCAAATCTGATTTGTGCTTTAATAATAGGCAATAAAAAAACCCTACTGAACTAAATCAATAGGGCTTTAAAGTGTTTGGGTTTTGTGTTGTTAGTATTTTTGTGCTTTAAATTTCCGTTCTAACGACAGTAAAGCAAGCAGGGCGAGCGCTACTATTAGTTGGATTAGTAGGGCTGTTACGGTGTGAGCTTCAACGGCACATATTAACATAATTGACAGGGCTATGATTTTTTTCATTGATCTGCTTTCTTTATGTTGTTTCGGTTGGACTGGTTGGGCTGGTTGGGCTGGTTGGGCTGGTTGGGCTGGTTGGGTTGGTTGGGTTGGTTGTTGTTTCGTGTAGCTCTATTAATTCGGCTGTTTCGCTGCGATTTCTGAACATAGAAAATAATCCTATGAACAGTTTCAGTTCCTTGTATGATACTTTCTCTTCGAACTCCTTCATATTCATGTTACAAATACGGCTTATTCGAGATTGTGTAATACCCGTAAATCGTTGGATTTCTAACTGGGAAAGGTTGAACCTGTCTTTATTGGCTTTTAGGTAATTCATTTTGTTATCTCCTCTTCAAGTTGTTCTTTGAGATATTGCACGGTTTCAGAGTATGGAATAACATCGTGACCGTAATAAAAGACTAACAAGTTAACGATACGATCAGCATTCATGTCTTCATGTGTTAAGTTAACTTCTCCGAATAGATTTCTCTCACCTTCTATAACTTCAGCTATTGCATCGAAGGCGCATAGACCGTGACGATCCAGCCATTTTTTGGCGTTATAGTAGCCAATTATATAGTAATCCTCATTGAATGCGTGAAAATGTGCATCATCTATATTGCCGTCGTTAATGACGCCGTCATTAATTAGGTCTAATACGTGTTGTGTTAATTCTTTTTTGATTGATTCTTTCATAGCTGTGTTTATTTTGGTTGAATGTGGTTTTTTGTGTGTATGTTAATCTAAAAAATGATGTCGCAAATATACTTCCATATCTTGATATATGAGAGCTACGCCCGTGTCACCAGCTATAAGGCTCTTTATACTTTCAATGTTTCTGATACTCTTTCCATCAACGTAACTGTATGCGTCGTCAAGACTGCGAAACATTTCTATATCTGTATTATTACTCTCAGTGCCAACAAAGCCATTTTTGTACATAAAAGAAACATTTTTTACCACAATGGCTCGCATATAAGGATAGCTTCTAAAGGCTTTTTTAATTTTATTTACTTGTTCAGTTGTTAAATCGTTGTATTTAGTTGATTCAGTCATTTTTTTGCGGCCTTATTAGTTGGTTGTTTGGTTCGCTTCTAATCTATGACATTTTGGTTAATATTCAAAATTGAATAATGAATATTTTCACATTTCTAATGTTTGTTAGAATTGCAGTGTTTTTGGAGATAAACTTGTATTTGATATCAGGATTTTGTATTTGCGCGTGCGTGTGCGCGTGCGTGTATATAGACCCTACGTAAAAATCCCACCTAAAAATCTCTAACAATAGGGGCACGTAAAAATCCCATATAAAAATAGGGCTACCTAAAAATTTCTTTCAAGTAGCCCTACGTGAAAATCTTTTTAAAGACGGGATATATAGCGAATGAGTATTCGTATAAGCTCTGATTAGTTGAGCCTGAGCTATTGAATTAAGCGATTGTGAGATTTTATGCGAACAATATCTAAGATTCCTTGTTCGCTTAATAATATGTTAGTAGCGAACCATTAGCTTTTTGGTTTCCAATGTGTAACACACCACCCACCTGCACTATACCAATCGAACATCCAAGTTACTTTTGGATCAAAAAAATCATCAGGTCGCCAATGATTCATTTCTATAGCTGGTTTTCCGTTTATACAAAAATCATAATAACCTTCTTTTTCAGGTAATCTATCATCAACACTAATCCACTCCGAGCTACTAACAAAGCGTTTTAAGTCGGATTCGCTTTCAGTTGCGTTGTTTACGTTTTTACTCATAATATTAAATTGTCGTTGTTGTTAATTAAGTTTTTTGCTCACCGCTTAAACGCCACTACGTTAGGTACACTAATAATCAGCATCATTAATCTTTTTCCCCTTCTTTGTTAAATGGTACATATGCTCATCGTCTGCCCATTCATTCGGTATTTTTATATAGTTAAGAGGAGACCCTTCGTATGTGCTTACAGTGTCGACGGGCGTAGAGTGCATTAGTGAACTTTCGTCTCCGTAACCCTGTATTAATTCGCTATTAACAGCGGTTAAACTTCCGTAACAGTTAAAGAAAAAAATGCCGTGCTTCTCGCAATCCTTATAAGCTCTTTTTAACCTGTTAAAAGCTTTTTTTTGCTTTTCTGTTAATTCAAATATATCCATAATCGTGTACCTAACAATGCGTTTTAAGCGGACTTAATTCAAGCCCGCAGTTTTAGTTTATCTTTCCAACTGTCAAGTAATCCTTGACGGTTCATTATATTCTGATTCCTTGTAAGAATATCAACAATGGTGATAGCATACGTTGTGGTGCATTTAAGAAACTTCACCATTCCAATTTACGCTCAACACAGGTAATATAACCAAGTCTTTGTGCTTTAAATCATTTTTATTATCCATTATGGCAGTTCGTGCTTCTAATTCGTTATTATAGCTCCAATCCAAACCAGAACATTCGGCTTCTTTAATGGTTATTAATTCTGTGGTTTTTATGTGATAACCATCAGGTTCAGTTTTATTTAATATTTCTGGTTTTACTAATTCGTATATTTTGTAACTCATCGCTTTAAAACGCACTACAACAATGTATAAAAATAATAGCCTGTTGTAGTGTCTTGTTAGTGGCTATTACTCACTTATTAATTATTTGTTTAACTCAATCTTTATATCTGTTTACGGCTACTATTCTTATACTAACCGTTAGCCGCCATACTTTTTAATGATCGGTTTTAATTTTTCAATCGCACTATCTGAAAGCGGTCTATCTCCGTCCAGTATCATTTGCAAATACCTTCCGCTATAGCCTGATT